TCTTTTCGGTACTTCCTTTTGGGGTCATAATCGATCCTTTCGTTTCATGGTAACTTACCCAAAAGTATCACCTTAGTTCCTACATCAAATCTGTCCGGCTAATTAAAAAACTAAACAGCTTCCATTGCCATAATCAATTTGCTGGCTTCCTTTGTGGTATTCTCCCAGATATCCCATTTATTATTGGTTCTCTTATTGAACTTTCGGATCGTAGTTGTATTCCATTTAAGTAGATATCCCAGCTTATAAATTTTATTAATCTGGCGCTCGGAGGGATGAAATTTGAACATCCTATCTTCTTTAACCAGCCGCTCAAGCTCCAGGATGACCTTATTTCCGTCTGCTCCTGTTAAAGCTGAAATATGACGTTGGTCCGTAACTGCTTCCACTATGTCACGGAGGTCATCAATATCCCATCCCAGGTTTGAAATAATGGCGAACATCTTCCGACGCTGCGAATTCGTTAGCTTGAAATCTGACATTTATTTCTTAACGATTACCCCAAGTCTTCCGTCATCCAGAATTACTACATCACCTTTTTGTTCAATAAGACGTTCCGGACATCCGGTACATTTATAAATGATCATTTTGTTTCTTTCCTTATAGAGCCGCCAATAATGTCTGTGACAAGGATTGGGTTCTACTTTGAGAGTATCATTCATGCTGGATTCAGTTCCCTTTTGAGCATCATGATTGCTTTCTGGGCTCGATTTGCTGTTAGTTTCTTTACGCTCATAACATGAAACCATTTCCTTAGCCAGGCTTTCAGATCCCAGGAGGACCAATTCAATCTTTGAGCCAGTATCAAAATGTTTTCCCTATCTCTTTTACTCATTGAACCTGGGCGAAAACTGTGATTGTGTTTCCGGATCTGGATTTTCTCATGGATTTCCTGACCTACTATAGAGCTCTGTTGCTCGATCAGGTCATAAATCATTAACCTGGCCAGCTCTTGTTTCAGGCTGCTAATACTATGGATTCCATTATTATATTGGCTGGCAATATCTCTCAAATCATCAATATCCAATCTCAGGAATCTTCCAATCCCGAAAAGGGCGCGGCGTTGTTGATCTGAAAGTTTATTATGAGATCCTGCCACCATTAAGCCACCTTAATTGTTGTTGTACTCTCTCAGGGATATCCTTTGTAGACCATCCACCATCTGAGGTGTATTTCTTTACTGTTCCATCAGCCATCACTCTATATACATGACTATCAACGTCTAGGTAATCCCCTTCGTGCAAACTTTTTAAAAACGGAGTTGTTTTGATTATCTCTTTGGTGATTTTGATCATTGGATTCCTGCCGCTTTAAGCTGACCGACAAGATCATTGAAGTTGTATTTTTTTAGTTTTTGTGCCCGGATTAAAACTCTGATGCCTCTTCTTCTTAGGGATTCAGCGGCTTTTTCCAAATCCGAATCTGTTTCAACCCAATAGTAACCTGGATTCTTATTCCCCGCCCGGCTCCCTATGGGCAGACCGTGGATGACGACCAAATCGCTGACGATGCTGCGAACAACTGGATCGAGAAGACCTGTCATTTCTACCAAGGTTTTCACCTGAACTGGGGAATCCTTGGCATGTTGGAGAATGGTTTGTGCAAGCTGATATTCAAACTTGTCTAATTCGAGTTTTGGGTGTTTGCTCTGTACATGATAAAGAAGGCTATACTGGAAGTTGGGAGCCGAGCGGTTCATTACGCAGATGGGCTCTCTGGCGTGTCTTCTTGGAACGTCTCGTAATAAAATTCATCATCAACAAACCACTTAAGTCCAAAGGACTCGATATCTGAATGTGATAAAACTTTGTTACGGAAATCCTTTTCCAATGCTTCCTTGTCAGTGTTCTTCTTAATCCTTACATATTTTTTCTTCTTCAGGGTTATAAGTTTTTCAGTTACCTCGGACCATTTCCATCCCGCTAAAATCTTGAACTTTCCTGAAGTCTTCCTGAAACCGATAATTCCAAATCGGAGTTTACGTGAGCGAACATATTTGAATTCTTCCTTGTTATGAATAGCAAACTGTTCCAAAGAAGCCTGGAGGAGTTTCTGACGTTCCAGAAATGGCTCTACGGCTTCCTGAGCTTCCTTTTTAATCCTTACTAAACCTTCAGATGCTTGAGTGTCTATTTTCTCAATTGCTCTATCAATACCACTCAGCTCCAAAAGAATTTCATCTACCTCATCAAGAGAGGTAAGGACAGGAGTGTTCTTAGGTTTGGCTCTTGGCATTATTCACCTCCATCTGTTTTAATTCCTTTTTCCAGTTCGCCCGCTCACGCGGATTTAAATAAGGGAAACCTACTTTATCAAAAATCATTGACTCGTATTCTGGAATAATGATCCTTTCACCTCTTCGAAATCCTTCCTCATCCAATGTGTAACCCTTGTCTTCAGCATACTTAACGAACTCTTCAACAAATGATTCGGGACCGGTTTTTAATAATTCAAGAGCCCGGAAATTCTGCTTTGTAGCTATATAAATGATCATCGGATACCCTTTATAAAACATAGTCCACACCTTATCATCTGATAGGTCAACATCCACGCATTTCCGTTTTAAATTCCTCTTCAATACGTTTACTACTGCTGATTTGGGATTAAGGACTATTTCTAAAGCAGGGACATGTTCTCTACAGAGACGGATGTCACCTACGACCTGCCATACCTTGATATTACTTCCTATATAGCGAAGAATTTGATTGGCAGCATCTATTGCGTGATGGAGATAATATTGAATGGCTGAGTTTTTAATTTTCTGAACATCAAATCCCATATTAAGCCCCCCCGATCAATAGATCGTAAGCCGATCTTATCGTGTCATCTGTTACTTCTTTGAGTTCATTCCAAACTAATAGGTTCTTGGCTCTCTCCATGAGTTTTGTAACCATACGAAGCTCTCCTGAACCGCTACTCCATTCCCGTATTTCATTAAATATTCTGTGAGAAAGATTATAACCATAACGATCAACGATTAGTCTTATTTCATTGAGCTTGGGAGGTTTGATCTCGTATTTGTAACCTACTCTTGAATAGAGCTGGGCCAAATTCTCACGGAGAGATTGGCCCCGAGTCATGAGATCAATAATTCGTGGTAAACCAATAAGTACCAATCCACAATTACCATCATCATAGAAAGAACGAATCATTTCAAGAGTGCGAACCGGGAGCTGGTCAGCTTCATCGATGATAATGAGTTTCTTTTGCCTTCGAAGAGCCAACTGTATGTGATCTATTCTCGTTTGAAGGCTGCTATATCCGGTATGATATTCTCCCAATCGCTTTAGTATTAATATTAAGAGTTCCCCGGCTTGAATTGCTCTTGTGGATTGAATGAGAATCACATCATCATGAGTTCGAGCATAATGTTTCACTGATACGGTTTTGCCAACCCCTGCATCGCCGAAAACGACAGCAAGCTCATTATGCCGAAATGTGAGGTTACATACTTTAATGATCATATTTAGAGCCGAAATAGGGGCAAGAGATACTGTGGCTTTCCATTCTTCAAGAAATCTTATTAAAGCCATATCCAGATTTGTTGATGTCCCTCTATAGGTTCCTTTGAAATAAGATGACCATGCCGATCTGGAGTAACCGGCTTCTTCCTCAAGAGTTCTAAGACTAATCGTTTCTTCTTTAAGCATCCGTTTTATAGTCTTTTTAGCTTCCTCAAGATTGATCTCACCGTTGCCTTTTGGCCCTAAATCGTCGGGTATATTCATGAGTTCATTTACCATTATTGTTCTCCCTCAATTTTGAATTCATCGATATCCTCTGGAAAATTGATTACGAATCTACTTTCCTCTTGCTTCCGTCTCTCTTTCTCTGCTTCCGCTTCTAACCAACCATCCGGAGGAAGGATATGAACTATTCCGGTGTTCTTTTGTGGTTTGCAAATCTCTTCCTTTTCCTTTTGTTGCTTCATTTCATTGGCAACTCTGGAATAATTCTTTAAAGCTTTAGAAAAATTGCCAGCTCCCTTAGTATTGTCTATCTTGGTTTTTCCTCCGGTTAGATATCTGTATTGATCTTCCACCATCTTTACCATTCTCCGCTTCGCACGAATACGTTCCCCAAGTTCCGCATGGGGTGTTTTCATACTAAGTCTTGGGTAGGGATAGGCCGTACAGATATAAATATTACTCTGGAAAATATGGACTTCACTCAGATCCGCTGGGTCCCACCGGACTTCAACCTTCTCTTTTAAATAATATAGAAGTGATTCATGGTAGTAGAACTCATTGTGGATTTGAACACCATGTCGCCTAACTGTACGTTCTTTACTCATCATAAAGAGGAGCTGTAGAATCTCATCACTCTCAATCACGATAGGAGCCCATCCGTTTTCTGTTGCCTCATCCCATATCTGGTTAGGAGATCGTCCTTTCATATCTCTGGCTTTATGAGAGCTGTCATGATATTCCTCAATCCATTGATCCAGTCTATTGCGAAATTCATCCAGCGTCAGGAGTTCCTGGTTATTAAGTTGTCTTACGAGTTCGTGAACTGGTCGGTTCTGAGGGGAATTTCCACAATAACCTGAGAGCTGCTTGATGAGTTGTTTTTCAAGGGTGTAAAACAGCCGTTCAATGGGCTTTGATTTAGCATTATAAGGCAAACAATAAACGGGTTCGATTCCCAACTGAGCCATGACGGTTTTAGTCATAATATCATAATCAAGCCTGTTTTTCTTCTTTTGCCATCTACCTCCGGATATATAGTAACTACGGTAATCCTTACCATTATCGATATAAGCATTTTGAGGTACTCCGTAGTGCCGTCTTTTATCTTTATATTTAATGGAATTTTGTAAAGCCTGAGCAATTGAACGGCTATTCGGGATATCGCATACTGCATAACCAACGATTGCCCTTGATTTCATGTCCTGCCAAGCAGTAATCCAGGGGCGATAGACTCTGTTGCCATTGTGAATGAAAATGTCAAGTTGGTGATGATCTCCACAAATATATTCGTTGCATTCCAAGTCTGAATAATCTCTGAGAAGGGAAGGGACAGCTTTGTCTTCCAATCCTTTTCTTCCTTGCTCAAGATAAACGGTCATTGCTGGATTCTTGTCAACATGATCATACAGCCATCGACAAGCCGATCCGTAGGACCCATATGTCCAACCGTGTATAACACATTCAGTCACCATTTTTTTATAGGCATCTTTTTTATTTAGTGTCTTGCAATAGTCTTCTACAAGAATTTCCAATGCTTCAGATGAGAAGGATTTGGTTTGATTGTTATCTAAACGCTTCTTCCGGAAGAAGGCATTCAATGAACCGGTTGATTCATATTCCTTGATTACTTGGCGTAGGGTGGTTTTGGAAATGCGAAATTCTTTACAGATATCTAATAACCTTGAACTTTTCTGCCCACGAGGAAGAAGTTTCAGCTCGTGAATTACCTGCCTGAGTTTGAGAGCTCGATGTGCAGAATCTTGATCGATACCCTGAATTTTATCAGGGGAGATTTGATTATCTCGCTGACGATTGAAATATTTAAGTTTTGCTTTAGGAGAGAGTTCGGAAAAGTGAATCTGATATTTTTTACCTCTGTTACCACCAATAGTATCAACTAAAATAACTTTCTTATAGTGACCTGAAGATATTCTCTTTCTAATTGTTCGTGTCAGTAATCCTTCTAGGTTCGCGAATTCTTTAACTGTTAAATATTCTATGTTATCTAATGCGTGTATAACCATTAGATAATTTCCTTTTTTAGCTCTTCTATTTGTTTATTAAGACGATCCCGGCGGGCTTCTACTTTAGCCAATTCAAGATATTTTGCATCCTTACCATTAGCGAAGATTCCATTTGTGAATTCTGCAAGTACTTCGATTAACTCGTTTGATCCGGTTGCGATACAAAAAGCTGGGACTATATCAGATGGCATACGGTGACGTTCATGACTTTCACCTGACCAGTTATCGAGCATAGTTTTGGTAATTTCCCTACCTACCAGTTCACTAATGCGGGCTGCCACATGATAGCGGCTAATAGGAGCTTTTTTTAAAGAGGAGCTTATCGCGTTGGAAATCTCTCTGGATATATCAAGACTGCTATCTGTAAATTCTATTCCTATTTGTTTAGCTGATGACGAAACTTTTTTTCGTTTTGTCATTGTGAGGATAATTTTAGATATGTAGCTTTAATATGAGGGTGAAACTCAAGAAAAGATTTATTCATGATAATATGGACCAAACACATTTTCCCACTTAAGTCCAAGATGATTACAAACCTCTTTTTGAAGAGAAATATTTGTTCTTCGACATGAAATGATATGATTTATGTAATGTCTGGTACAACCCAATCTTCTACCGATAGATGCACAGGATTCTCCTTGTCGAAGCATTGCTTCATAGAATTTCAAACGGATTGATATTATAACATCTGATGTTAAATGAAAGTGGGGTTTAATTATCGATCTTGGTGTCATGGTTACAGTTATAGTTTACTTTTCATTATATAACATGTCAAGATAAATATAACATATGAGTATATAATGAAGATTAAAGGAATTGGAAAGCGTCTTAGAGAATTACGAGGGAAAACGACACAAATAGAGTGGGCAAAAAAACTAAGTGTAACACAAATTCATGTATCAAGAACTGAAAATGAAAAAAGTGGAATATCACTTAAGTACTTATCAAAAATATCATTGCTTACTAATCATACAATACATTGGATGATGACTGGAGAAGAGCCAAGACTTATTTCCGAACAAAGAAAAGATATAGTTCAGAAAGTTGATGAAAAAAGTGGTACTTCCAAAATGGTTCCTCGAACATATCTTGGTGAAGCAGAACCGGTTTGGTTAGATTCTTTGAAATTTTTGATAGATATGCATATAAAAAAACAACTAACGGATGACGAATTTGAAAAGGCGAAAAAGAAATTGCTGGAATAAAAGTCTGCCATTATTGCAGTTCCGCAAATGCGGAACCAAAGTTCCGCAATGGTTTTATATTGCGGAACTGAATATATAGGAAAATATTAAAGTAACTTTCGTTATTAATGTAGTTGAACGCTTTGAACACCAATTAAATTTTCCCTCTTATCGTGAGTACAATCCTAATCAATCCCCCCAAATCCTAACTTCTCCCGGCCTTTTTTCCCTATTATCCTCCATTCACCATATTAAGCATTAATAATGTTTTGAATAATAGACCTAACATATTATTTTAAAAGAAAAAACAGCTGTTGGGGGTATTCATAAATGGACAATGCCAAGGGTGAAA